CATACCATTGAATCGCGGCGACCTGGCGAGGGCGATCTATTGCCTGAACTCCACCGCTCCCAGAGACTTGAGCCATCTCTACTTCGCCTGTGACCATGAGCGTTACGGCTCTATAGGTGCCGCCAGAGAGCGCGTGCGGAGTAATGACGGTTAATTGATTAGGGTGAGCTCTTGAGGAGAATTTTGCCATTGTTACACTCCTCCATAGCTGGGTTTAGTCTTCGTAGATCCAGAGCCCGTACCCGTCACGCTGCTGGTCTTCATGTATTGATTGAGTAGAGGCCCGAGTTTGTTGGCGATGTTAGCTGGCAATGCGCTACTAGCCGTTTGTGTCGCAATTTCTTTAGCTAGTTTGCTCACAGATTCTCCCGAGAGATGCGTGTTCTTCGCCGCATCTCGCATTGTGCGAATCAATTCATCCGTCTTCTTGGCATCATCATTGGCTTGCTTTTCCTGAGCTTTGAGTGCCAAGATGGCATCAGGAGGAAGATTCTTGGTCTTGAGAGCATTCGCGTCAGCCACTGCTTGTAAGTGATATTTGTGAGCAAATTGAGGAAGGTATTTTTCAGCGATAGCGGTGGTAGTATTTTTGTCGTTAAGGAAGTGCTTCTCTTGAGAACTATTAAGGTTGAGCGCGTCACGTGTTCCGAAGTATCCACCCGTAATCATGGCTGCGAGTGTTGGGTCATGCTTCTTGAGGGCGGTCATAGATTCGCTAGAGGCATCATTGAATGTTTGCTGCGCCCACTTCTTTTGCTTACCAACGATTGTTGCTGCCCCGGCAAAGTCAGCATTTAGAGTTCCGGGCCCCAGACCATTCTTCTTTAGCAGATCGTTGAAGGCTTGTCGCGCACCATTGGGCAGTTGTAGACCGATCATTCTCAATCGGCGTAATTCTCCAGCAGGGATAGGAGCAAAGTGACCACCCATAGCCTCCGCCATGGAATTTTGCTGAGAGAAACGACTCTCGTCTCCATGAATTTCTTTGAGAATGTTACTGAGGTGTTTCTTTCCTGGACCAAAGAGCTGACTCAAAGCTAGCTGGTCAGTCGCGTTGGCGTGCTTAATGGAATTGTGGTAGTTGCCCCCGGCCTTGGTGTAAGAAGTAACTGCCTTATTGAAAGCGTCGGGGTCTGCAAGGAGAGCGGCCACATTGGTAGACCATATTTCTTTTCCGGCCTTGTTCTTGTGCTCAGTTTGGAACTGACGTAGGGTCTTGGTTGCCTTCGCCAATTTTGCAGCAGCAGCAGTGACACTTAGTGGGTTCTTGACGTTAGGATTGTAGGGCTTAGAGGATCCAGCTCCGAGCCATCTACCAAAAAGTGAGCCAAGCTTTCCGAGCACTGGAGTCAGTGCCCCAATAAGCTCTGGGGCCAGCATCATGCCAATCATGCCGACCGGGCCGCCCATGATACCACCGGCCATTTCGCCTAGGCCAGCAAGCATTCCACTACCAGCGGTGTCCACAATCGCAGGAACAGTGGATTTTGCTACATCGGCCAATCCAGTTTCTGCCACATCAGTCACACCGCTAGCAGCCATACGCGCCTCTTCGGTACTTGCAATATTTTCAGCGGCGGTATCTGCACCACCCATCATCTTGGTTTTGAATGACTTTATGCCACGGCCCTTACCAGTAGCACCGTAGTACATGGCGGCAGTCTGAGCAGCATTTTCCTCTTCACTCATTCTTGCAGCAAGTGGCGCAGACTCTGCGGCAGAAAGGAACCTTCCGGTTACGGGATCCTTGAATTGAGGAGCATAGACAGTTCCGCCGTCTTTCTCGGCAGCGCGTAGCCCACCTCCTGCGCCACCACCTATTCCACCATTTCCCATAGCCTCAGCAATCATTCTGGTGTTTGCAGCGGTCTGCTCTTGGTATCCAACACCCTTATTCAGGGAGTTGTTAATCAAGTTTTCTCCAGGACTTGCCTTATCAGAAAGTGCAGCAGCCTTGGCTGCATCCTGCTGTTCTTGCGCCGCTACGGCTTCTTTACTTCCTGGAAGGTAGCCAGCACTGATGGATTCACCACCAATCTTACTGAGGATACCATGCTTCTTTGTATCATAGATGTTAAGGAACCTAAATGCGCCAGAGTTGGCCTTGCTCTCCATCCCCCGTGTGAATGCAGAGTTTTTTCCAGCCATGATGCCCATGCGGTTGAAACCAGCACCAATGTACGGGGAAATCCCGTGCATTAGTTCTGCACCCTTGGTTATACCTGCACCAAGAAGCAAAGTCCCAGCAAGACCAGCGAAGGCATAGAGGATACCCTTGAACTTAGACAGTCCACCGATTACCCCTGTCATAGCATGGGCGAAGGTGAGGGCAATAGGTGTCAGCGTCTTACCAGCGTTCACCAAGTCAACGAGTAGGTGTTGCCCCATAATCTTGAACTGCTGTGAAGGAGTATTCTCGGCACGGAGTTCACTGGCCTTCAAGTAGGCAGGATTGTCTTGGGCTGTCATGTGCTGTTCGATATTTTGCAACATTCCAGGGTTGTTCAAAATAGAGGCAATGGTAGCGAATTGCTTAGATCCACCATACGCCTTGTCGAGCACGAGGCTGAACACCTGCTGCTTTTCAGCAGTAGTAAGTGTTCCTGCCATCCAGTTCTTCTTCAATGTCGGGCTCAGCTCATTGGCTGACATGGTTTGAAGCTTGTCCCAGGCACCTTGCAGACCACCACCGCCAGCTCGTACGTGGCCTGTAGTATTAAAGAAGTATCCAGCAATAGCACTTGGGGTTAACTGATTCATAGACGACTTCAGTGTTTTAGCAGCAGAAACTAGGCCACCAGGGCCAGACATGATTTGTCCTATCTCACCCGGCTGGATTCCGATCATGGAAAGAACGTCAGTGCCCTGCGCCGATGGGTTAGCGAGAAGGTTGATACCCGTCTTCACGTAGTTACCGGCCACCGAAGCGGTAGTACCAGTAGAAGTAAGGTCGGCAATCCACGCGAAGGTGTCTTTAGCACTTACCTTGTTTGCAACGGCAGATTGAAGAACACCACGGCCAATACCGGGAACCAAGTCAGCGAGGCGCATGTCACCAGAACCAACGGCGGCGTTAACAAGAGCAGCGGCAGCAGCAGGGTTACGACCAATGCCTTTAATGTTGGCGTTGATCAAGGCAGTAATAACACGGGAGGCTTGCTCGGACTCGGCACCACCAGAGACGTTACCTAGAACGTTAAGCTTAGATACCTGAGTAACGATGTCGGCCAGTTGCTTCTTTGTCGCACCAAGTCCGTTATTCCACGAGGCTGTACCTGATGCTGCGCGGTAGATCGAGTTTGCTACGTCGTCAAGGTTCTGACCAGTTGATTTCGCAACTGATTCAGCGAGGTTGGTAAGAAAACCCATCTTAGATGGAGCTTCACCAGCCTGAGTGATTGTCTGGGTAATGAGTCGGTTGAACGCAGTGTATTGCTTGATGCCCTCGTAGGCAAGACCGGCAAGACCGATACCAGCCCACGTTGCAGCCTTCATGAGTGCTGGGGTACCGAGCTCAGCCATCGTGGCGACTCTGGCGTATCCTTTACCCATAGTTTCAATGGCAGCGGCAGCCTCTACTGCCCCAGATGCTGCACGAGCTTCGGCGCTCACCATAGCGTTGCCCATGAAGTCGGCAGTGGCAGCGTTCTCCTTCATAGCGATGCCCTGACGCTTTACAGAAGCAGTAGCTACGTCAGCAGATCCGGCAAGCTTCTTTGTCGAAACACTAGCTTTGTCTACGCCGCCTGCTGCTTCATCACTCGATGCTGCTAATCCCTTGAGGGCTCCAGAGAGGGCATTAACAAGGCCATCCGTGTCCTCAACCTGAATGCCGAACTCTTCAAGAGTAGCGACCATCGCAGCGGCCATGACATCCGTGTTCTTCGTTACACTAGCGAGTTCTTTAAGAGAGGCGTCAAGGTCATCAACAGAAACCGAAAGAGTACCAGTTCTGTCATAGGCGGTAGAGAGTGCCTTGGTGAAGCTGTCAAGGGACGTAACACCCTCTTGTGCGAGGACATCAATGATAATTTGAATAGCGTTCTCAGCCATGATTATCCTCGGTGGTAGGGGTTAGGACACGAAAAAAGCCTCCCCGGAGGGAGGCGGTTTCGTCCGCCAGTACAGCGGAAAAATAAGTTGAATGGATATTTACCTGAAGACTGGAGCTAACACTTTCGCTAGTTCGTTTGCCGTACGCGACGACAATGCCTTCAATTCCTCAACCTTCTCTTTCTGCTCATCTTCTCGGGCCATCTTTACGACAGCCATTGATATAAGAAAATCCTCATTGCCCTGATCGAGAAACTTTATTGGGTCAAGACCCAATCGCACAGCGGCAGATGCCCACTTTATATGCGGATCATCTTTCAGGGCTTCTAAAAAGCCGTGTCGGCCTCAGAGTTGGAGAGGTTAGAAAATTCGAGGAGGCGGTTGGTAAACCAAAGGAGGTCGCCGTCCGTGTCAGAGAAGACACCGCGTACTAGTGAAGCAACTGGGTCGAGAGGATTGACAGAGATGCCAAGGTGCTCAGCGGTGATAGGTCCGGTAGCGCCGTCGAACTTAGTCCATTTCGCTTCGTCTGTTGAGCCAGTGACTGCATACTTAGTGAGATCTTCTTCGTCCGCGAGGAAGTAAATTCCCTTGCACGCGAGTGCTACTAGGTCGGCATTAGTCTTCATACCAGAGTCTTCTGCTGGCACTTCTCGATTCTGCACTTGATGCTCGTACTCATCTCGACGCTTTTTAATGGCGTTGAAGAGATCAGTCTGTGAGATTGGTGCGATACGAATGAACAAGTAAGGAAGCCCGTTGTCGGAATTCCAGCGAGGGACATGAACATCCTTGTGCATCTTCCCCAGGAACGCGGCACGCTTCGCCTTGATGTCACCGAGGGGCGACGAGGCGCAGGTGCTTCTACGAACTCTTGATCCTGTGCGTAGTTCACTGCGTGAACTGGCTCGCCTACTGGCTCGTCTACAGTTTCCATTTCAGGCGTGGGGGGTTTAATATCAAGTGCCATTCGTCCTCCCTGGAAGAATAGTTAGTGCTGATGAGAACAGTTTATGCCTAGTTGACAACAGACGAAACAGTGAACTTGGTGTTCCACTTACGCACCGAACCCGATTCTGAGCTCGTAGCGCCGTCCGAGATCTCTGACACAACACCGTAGTAAACACGAGGTGTTCCGTACGCGACACCAAGTGATGTCAATGGAGTGATTGAGACCTGACCGGCGACAAGCCCAGCCGAGTTGCGGATGGCCTGCTGAAGAGCATAGTCGCCACCGTAGTGGTTGTTCGTGTCGTTGTTGTTGTTGAAACCCTTACTCAGCATGATCTCAGAGTAGACGGGAAGCGCCGAAACGATGACTTCGTTCCCCATGCCCGATGGACGGTACTTGGTGTTTGAAGATGTGGCGTCACCACCCGAGAAATCATCGTAGGTGACGGTCCAGACGGTTCCGCTGATATCAGTGAACGTCATGACGGCCTGCCACTGTTGCTCAGAGGAATACTGAAGGTTGTTTGAAGTAGACATCTATTAGCTCCTCAGAGGACTAGGCTGGGATAGCCGTGGTCAGGTTGTACTTGGTGATGTTCAGGGTTACGGTTTCTGCGGCTGGCGAGAGCTTGCACGCGATATCAGCGATAATGGCTCCAGCGGCAATAGTGTTCGCTGTGTTCACAGCAGGCCCGGTGTTAACCGAGAATGACTGACCGGCAGTAGCACCGTAGAGCGAGCCGCGCTGGTAGTAACCGAGCATAAGACCGGCAAGAGCACCATTGAGTCGTCCGAAGAGCTTGCCCTGTGGGTCGATCTCTTGGAATACAAAGTTCTCTGCGAGATTTCCAGCTTGGAATACGATCTGCATACGCATACGAACGTTGTTGAGGTAGGTCCAGGCTGGGTTGAATGCAGCCGAACGGAATCCCCATAGAACGAACTGTCCCGTTGGGACCTGTCGAATGATGCAGACGCCCGCAGCGTTAAGGTTGGCGAGATCGCTTTGTACGTACGTCTGAGTAACACCCGTGATGTAGTTCGAGGCGAAGGCTAGACCAGCGGCAGCGTTATTGGCATCTGCGTTGGCGTCGTTCGCAGCGGCACAGGCAGCAGCGTAAGCACTTGGCGCGACGGTACGGTTGAATACTGGGCTTGTCAATGCTGAGGCGTTGGTGTTCACTACTCCAGGGATAACTACCCAAGGAGCGAAGATTGCAGCGTATGACGAGTCGGTGACAGCAGCCTGGAATGTAGTTACCTGTGACTGGATTGTCGCGGCAGTACCTGTGTTGGGAGCATCAAGGTACGCAACACGGTTAAACGCAATGGCGTGGGTCGTGAGGTTATTCCAGTCAGTGGCAGACGTTCCACCTGGGTATGAGACTTGTCCGGGGCCAAGAAGCGGCGTGAACGCGGTAAGAGCAACGGGCATGTCAGTATCAGCGATAGCTACATCGGTTCCACCAGTCAAGTAGATGGTGATGGAGTTACCAGCTGTCGGCAGCGTTGTGGCTTCCACCTGAGCAACAGCGGTAATGAATCCTCCGCCCGATCCGACCGACAGGGAGTTTACCCAGTTGATGAAGTCGGTGTCATTGAGGAGGCCGTTCTCAGAAGCAATTGATGTACCGTTGTAAGCAATGTTCGCGATGTAGGCAGTCTGAGATCCAACAGTGTAGCCAGTGATCGTTACAATGATACCAGCGGCATTTGCGCTCGAAGAGTTTGCCCACGTTCCCTTACCGTTAGCGGTAAGCTGCCATGCGTTTACGACAGCAGATGAGGCAGCGGCGACACCTGTAGATGTTGGCTGGATACGAGAGAAGTATGCAACGTTCCCTCCGTCCTGGAAGTATTCGGACAAGGCGTCATAGATTGTCAGACTCGACATGGCAGCAGAGACGACGTAACGACCAGTGACCTGACCGTTTACGATCTGGCCGAAGTTGGTGGTGAAGTCGTTGAGCGAACGAAGCGGAAAAGCAGTGTTGGCTGGACCAGCGGCGAGTCCCGTAACGAACCAAGTTCCCGTTGAAGAGGGAAGCGTGGGGTTAGGACCAGCGGAGGTTACGTTGACGATAACGCCTGGGGCAGTGTTAGCCATTAAGTCTCCTAGGAGGGGTTGGAGTCAGCCGAGGCCGAATCTTTGTTGTTTTTTGCAGTTGTGGTTGAAGCAGTTTTTTCTGCTTCTTGATCTTTGGAAATGACAACCCTGAGCTGTCCGTCCTCGATCAACTGCTGGATTACTGGCGCATCTTTCACGTCATAGACGTATCCGGGGACTAACTGAGCCCCATCATCATCTTGTACGACATGCGCGGCGGTCACAATGACCTTTAATTTAGAGAAAGCCATTCGGGGTCCATTTGCACCGGAGTATTAGTCACGGTGACTTCTGAAGTTTCCGCCATAGGATCGGGCGGGAGGGGGCTGGAAGATGGAGCTGTTGTGGCATTCGCACCTAGATAAGGATCTCCAACTACAGGAGGGCCATCAATGGTCTGAACGTTATCAACGACTACAGCAAAGTGCAGAACTGTAATTCCTGTAGTACGGGTGGACGTATGTTCGCCTTCGTAGTACTCTTCTGATTCGAAGATGACTGAACGAGCGAGGCCACCGAGTGTTTGGTTTTGAACAAGAAGCGTACGAACCATTGCGGCGTAGGCCATAGTCATAGCCTGCGTCTCTTGCCAGTCAGTAGTACCGTAGAGGTACACTTCGACTGAAAGACGCCATGTAACCTGATAGCTTCTACCGAGTTGTCCTACATTCCCAATGGTGTGAGGAACCGTCGCTATAAGTCGCGGCTGGTTGCTGTCAGCACTCAGAGTGTCATACTCGGGAAGGTTCTGTCGATAGATTGGCGTCTGGAGTACGTCGGCCTTTATCTGTCGGTTGAACTCACTCACGTATGAAGGCAACCACTTTTCAAGTGTGCGGTACGTAGCCTCTAGTACTGAGCCAGCACCATAGATCTTTCCGTACTGGGTAGTGACGTAGTTGAGATCCCAGTTCTCCCACCAGCGAGGTGAGTCTGGCTTGGGTTCCGTAGTTTGACGAGAGGGAAGACGTTCTGACATTACAGCTTACCGTCCCTCACGGAAGAAAAGAACCGGCGAGCGGAACTTAATGATGTGCGATACGCAGATTCGCTACCGAATGACGACCAGTCAATAACCCCTGTACGCGCTTCAGCGCCCGTGTACTTCGAGAAGAGAGCATTAACAATTCGTGTTTCGTTGTATTGGTCCCTAGCGGCCTTGAACTCAGTAGTGTTCCAGTGCAGCCGACCGTTGGTCTTCCACTTGGCGTACTCAAAACTTTGACGATCTTGAGGAAGGCTCTTGAAGCTTTCCATATTGTGCTCACCAGTAGACTGCTCACGCATGGAACGGTGACCCGCTCCGCGTTTTCCGCCCTTGGAATTTCTATAACGTTTGTCTGACTCACCGTCAATGACATTCGAATCTTTTTGTTCTTTGTAATCGTTGACGTCTTCGCCCATTAAATAGCGATCAACAATTTCATTTGCCATCTTTCGGAAAACTGGTGTTATCTCTACGAACTTGAAGCCCTTTTGCATAAGTGCCTCGGCATACCCTTTGCCTCCACCGCCGTACCATTTACCACCCTTAGGGTCGATTTTAATGGTGAGCTCATTGGAGAAAAGATCGAATGACGAGAACTGAGGAGAAACGTTGGCAGCACGCAGGTACCCTCTTTGCACTAAACTCGGTGAATTGGGGTTTGTACCGGGGTTATAACGACGACGAGTAAGCGTGCTTTCTTGGATCTCAGGCCACTTGCTAGTGCCAAAGACAGAAGTTCCACCATTGGCGAATCTCTCGGCCTGCATCGCCTCGAACATCATGGCAATCTGTTGTATTGCAGGACCCGGCTCTTCCAAACGCTTACGAAAGCGTCCTAAATGGTTGCGTACGGCGTCCCAGCCTTTTATCTCAAGGGGAGCCATTATCCCTTAACCCAGGGGGCGACCAACTTCGTTATCTGACGTTCTAGTTCGTCAATACTCATGTTGGCTCGCTGCTGTGGCTCGGACTCCAGGATGATGAACTGAACTGCCTGAAGCAGGCAAGCTCGCTGGAGTGAACCCGGAATGTCGTTGACGTATCCACCGCTGTAAACGATGCGAATGCGAGATTCTTCGGGGGCGAACAATCCGATCTCTAGCCATACAAAGCCATTGGTCTTTTCAATGTCGATGACATTACCACTTTGGACACTGACATCTTGCCAGTTCCCATATGTAGTCAAAACCTTCATCTCGGTGACCTGATATTCCCACATTTCTGGGTAACGAGGAGCATATTCGTTGAGCCAAAAGCGACGTATAAGACTGTTGATGCCTAGAGAGCTCGCGTATGACATACCCAAAGATCCTTGGAGACTGGTCGGCATGTTGTTGCCACCACCCAATTCGTTAGGGTTGATACCAGTCATGCCAAGTTCGTCCAAGTGCCCTACGAAGGGGGCTAGGCGACGTGAGGTGCGGTCTTCGATCTCTCTCGTAGCGTCCACAAGGGCCGCGTAAAGAGTGTCGTCTTCTTTTGATTGGCATAGTGCAGGCCAACGTTTGCGAAGATCGGCTACTGTAGCGAGAGGACGAAAACTAAAGTCGGGACAGTCGGTCGAATAATCAAGAAAGTTTGTCATCGCTACTCCGTTGAGTTATTCAGCGGAGGAATGCTCCGGCGTCTTTCTTGGTCTGCCAACTTTTTTCACCGTTTTGTCGGACCCATCTGTTAGCCGTGCGGCAATTGCCGTACTCTTCTCAGTAGATCCTTCTACTTCGACTTCTGCAACTGAAGTTTCTTGCCGATGGATGTTAATCCCGGCACCATTAGATTCCATTTGAAGGAACTCGGTACCCTGGTGATTGTGAACTGGTGCGGGCGGTGTGAACTCGCCTTCCTGCACTATCTCATAGTCACCGTGGGACAACCTAACCAGCTCATCAGCAAGGTAGGGGTTGATCGCTTTAACCTCACCGGCTTCCCAGTCAAGTCCAGCGGCTCCGCCTTCTGTATTCTTTTTGACGAATGCAGGCTTCATCATTCTCCCTTAGATTGTGAAACGTTACAAACCAAACCCCCGGTGGGCGAGGGAGGATTCTCTTTCGAGACACCCACCGGGGACTTAGTGTTGTTGGACTAGATAACTACTGGGTCCGGCGTGTAGCTGGTCTGAGTAGGTACCTGACCGTTTCCAGCCGTTGCGTCAATCGCGAGGTTAACGTTAGCGAGGCGACCAATGTACTTCGGTGCTCGTACGGCAAGCGTGCAGTCCGTCTGGATAGCGAACGGCAAGGCGTCAGGCGCTCCAGTGGTTGGGTACACGTCGATTGGGGTGAAGTCACGCACAACAGGACGAACAATGTTGTCCGCGCTACGCGAGAGCAGGTAGATGTTCTCTGCACCGTTCGTCAAAGGCTTGAGCCCAGCGTTGGTGTAGAGGTACGTTGATGGAGTTGCAGCCGAGGCAGGAACGTTCGAACCGTTAGCAGGAACGAGCGCAGCACCGTTGTCCACGATGGAGGTCGTGGTCCACGAGTTACCGGATGCGTCGGTGAACGCAGCAGGAACGATACCCAGAAGGGTCTCGGAGTTGGCTGCGCCAGAGGGTGCGGTGCGGTACACCTTGTAGTGGATTGGCGTCAATGCTTCTGACGTGAACGTAGGTACTGTGAACGCAAGGTTAACAGCGGACGTGGCAGGCGTTACGCTTGCTTCCGCAGATGCCTGGACCTCACCGAAGTTCGTCACGATGGCCGAGACCTTGTACTTGTACGCAGCAGCCAAGGTACCAGTACCAGTTGCCGTCGCCGTGACCGTTGGGAACACGTAGGTGCGAGGCGAGAGGAACGATGTCTTGATGATCGGAACGCCCTTGTAGGTAGGAGCAATCAAGCCAGGAGTAACTTCAACGGTGTTGAAGAAACGCTGGTTGATGTACGCCAACTGGCTGAGTCGAGCCTCGGCTCCAGGGGAGCAAAGCAAGAAGTAATCAGCGTTGGTGATTGGCTCCGCTACGTTCGACTCAACAAGAGTCATGAGCAGGTCGAGCATACCGTACGTGAGGTTTCCACTGTTGATGGTAGAAGCGTCGATAGCGTTCTGGTCAACACCCTGCACCCAAGGGGCGAAGGTAGGGATACCCCATGTCGTTGCGCCACCGTAGTTGTCGATGGTTCCAGCGCCAAGACCGGGGTTTGGGCCACCAGTCGCAGCAGTGGAGAACGCTGAACAGATAACGTCCAGTCCGTCGAACTCGGGGTAAGGACCGTACGCGGTTGGCGTACCAGCACCCCAGAGCAACGAGGTTTCAATGGTGAAACCAAGTGACTTAGAGGCACCCATCATTTCCTTGGCACGAAGCGAACCAACCGTCTGAGCAGTGACAGCCTCAGCGTAACCAGTAACGGCTCCGAGGATCTGGTAGTGCTTCATCTGGAAGTTGTTCTGCACGTAGGTGCTCCACGACACAGCGCGAGCTCCACCGTCAACCACAGCGCCACCCTGAGAGAGTGAGGTGCGGGTGTTGAAGTAGTACACAGACGATGACCACTTCTCAGTAGGAAGAATTCCTACGAGCGGTGAGTAACGGCGTACGTACTCCAGCAACATCGGTGAGATGTTCTTCTGGACAAGTGCCGCAGAACCCGCAGCGTCCAGGGCTTCCTGTACATAATCAGACATTTATTGTCTCCTTGGGGTTAGCGGCTGTTCGCAGCAAAGCGCGGTGCGAAAGCCATTAGGTTGCGGTCATCGGATGCAACAGCACTGATTTGCTTCTGAAGTTCAGCAGTACTGAGCTTGCCAAGGAACGTGGCCTGAGCCTCGTCAGATTCCTGGATTGCCTCGTAGTAGGGTGCAGCGGCTTCAGTAGCGAAACCAGTGCGGTCAATCTTGCCGGAACGGCGAGCCTCATCAAGTGCCTTGGCGGTAGCCTCAGCGCTTGCTGTCTCGGACGCAGCAGTTACAAGAGCCTGCACTTCCTCGGCAGAGTAAACGACTGGCTTTGCGGCCTCGATAGCAGCTAGTTCAGCAGCTTCCTTGGCAGCAGATTCAGCGGCAACAGCTTGCTGAGAGAGCATCTCGGCGGCAAGAGCCTTGTAGTCAATGGCTGGGGCGGCGGGTGCAGACTCGGTAGCGGGTGCTGTGTCAGCCGTTTCAGCCGTGGTGTTGGTTTCAGACATTTCAGCCTTCTCCTTATTGGTTGTTTCCTCGGCGTCGTCGGCTGACTCCACCTGAGATATTGGACCTTCGCAGTACGGGCACAGAGGAATGAGCGAACTTACGTTCTTTCCACATGCCGGACAGTTGGTCTTCTGTCCTGCTTCGGTTAGTTGATCGTTTGTTTCTGTTGATTCGTCGGAATCAGGAGCGGCATCGGGAACATCAGTCGTAGGTAGAATGTCTACGTCGCCGTCCTGGTCGGGGTCAATGAAGTACATCCCCATGATTGCTGCAAGAGCAATGCGGTGAGCAACCTTCAGAAGGTCCGCTCCGTCGTTGGCGTAACCAGTTGTCTGGACGCTTCCGTCACCGTTGGAGATGTTCATGGAGGCGTACATTTCACTGATGCCAGCGATTTCGAGGGTCTCTAGGATTCCCGAAACAAGATCCTCATACCACTCAGCGATTTCGATACCGTACTTCTTCGCCGCGCTCTTGATCTTTCCCTTGATGCGGGAAAGTTGAGCTGACGTGTACTTAGAGGCATTAGCCGCTACGTTGATGTAACTCCAAGCAGCCTTGACGTGCTGTTCGGAGTCGAGGGGATAGCGCTTCTTCTTGTCAGCCTGATAGCCGGGGTCGGCGTAGGTGACATTTCCGTAGGGCTTCTTGGGATCGTCGGCTTCCAGGATTTCAGACATGGCGTCCAGAACTCGTTCGACCAATTCCTCGGAAAGATGAGTGGTAGAAGATTCGTCGTCCTTTACATCTTCAGTGAATGGCTCGATTACCACTTCAACTGCTTCGGTGATGTCCATGAAGGTAGTGGGATCCACGTTGCCTTCCGACTCCAAGAAGTCAATGCCCTCAATCGTTGCTCCGGTAACGCCAGGAGAAGCTGTTCCATCTGCACCACCAAGGCGAAGAGTGGAGGCCGTCAGTACCTTCTGGCCGTTGAAGTCTTCGATGGTTGGCGTTGCGCCCCATCCACCACGAATAGAAATGGTGCGCTGGAATCCACCGTTAGTGAGTGCGGCGTAATCGCGACCAGTCGTCGTGTTGGGAACGTCAGCCTCAAACTTAAGAGATCCATCGTCTTCCTGCCACACGTTGGTGAATCGTCCCACGAGGCTCATCACGTCGTCTTTTTCAGCGGCGTCATGCGTGGTGTACATGTTGAGCGTCTTCCCCGCTGCAAGATCAGCCGTAGCTGATTCAGCGGCGCTGCGAATGTTCTCAGCGGTGTAAAGGCGGTTGTTCTTACTCACACCAGGGCGGAGTAGGGTTCCGCGAATAGTAGCAACCTTCGTAACTTGCGTATCGGCTTTTGCCATCAATTCCCCTAAGAGTTATTTCGGAACCCACATGTGGCCCCGGTGACTCCAGTTCTTTAGGTGAGCCAGTCGTTTCTTTCGTGGCTTCACAATCTTTGTAAACCCCGATGACTTGTGAGCTTTGCTCCACGAAGTTCGGGTATCGAAATGAGTAGAACCAATTTCCGGTATGAACTTCTTAAACCTTCCGGTCACTGTGGCGGCTTTAGGAGCCTTCTTTGCGTCGTAAACAATGAACCTGTCACCTCTCGGAAGCGGGCGGCTACCAGAGAGATATACACCATCTTGAAAACGAATGCTGTATTTACGTCCCCTCGAAGTTGATGTTCCGTAATGACCCGTCTTAGGAAGTTTGATCGCACCGTGATGAACACGCTCAGCCTTAGTCACTTTAGATATATTGGTGACAGAACCAAGTCGAGCTGCGTTCGCAAGTTCAAGGTTTTCTTCTTGAGCCGTTATCTGCGTTGCAGTCTCTTGGCCTTTTGAGTACTGAGCATGGAGCGCAGCGGCACCAGACACGGCACGGTCATACGGTGATGAACCGTTTCCCGAGATCCTGAAACCAGGAGCACGGCTAACCATTGTTTAGCTAACCGACCTGCTTCTGCTGTAAGGCTGCGAACTGAGAAGCTCCGGGGATACCGTTATCAGGTACACCTAGGGCACCACCCATCAATCCACCACTATCAAAAGTCCCAGAATCAAGAAGTACATGGCCTCCGAGGTTGCCAGTGAAGAGAGTCTTTTCGTGTCCAAGGAAAACACCAACTTCTTCGGGCTCACCGAGAGTGCGTGGTCCCTTTACTTCATCAGCCACTTCGTCGTTGGTCTTTTCAGTCGTCTGATCAGTTGTCTCGACAGTCTCTTCAACCGTCTCATCGTTGGTCTCTTCAGTCTTCTTGGCAGTAGTCATTACTGGTTTCCTTATGCGTTAGGTACTGGTGGGAGGATCGTCAGGTTGTAGTAGTTTTCAACTACAGACTCTTTGATCTCTTCTTCAAAGTCTTCTGACTCAGTAGCCTTAGGTGGCTTCGGCGCTCCCGCTGGAGTAGCGGCCTGTCGAGTTTGTCGGGCTTTCTGTGTTGGGTTCATGCGGTCTGGCTTACCAGGATTAGTGGTCCCAGAGCTTGGTGCGTTCTTTGTCTTGCTCGTGCTGGTTGGCTTAGCCTGTACTCCAACACCCTTTTGCGTAGCATCTGCACCCGCCGCAGCAAGCTGTACTACCGCAAGGTTGGCTTTGGAGAGAGCGTCGAGGTCACGGACAACAACCATGTTCTGGCGGTCAACGATGATTGAAACATCGCCACCGGGAGTCGGAGGCTCACCAATATCAGCGCGTGCTCGGTTGACACTCCACGTACCGTTACGGATACGCATGTCGCGAATCTGTTCGAGCACGTAGTCGTCTCGCCAGTCAACTGTACCGAAGTAGAGTGCCCAGTCTTCAATGCCGTACGCTTGGTAGAGTAACTTGAATGTAAACTTTTCGAGAACGAGCTCTTGAACGGGTCCAATGACGTTGATGCGGAAGTTCCTATCATCGGAAAGTCCTACACCGCCGCCTAGTCCACCGGACTTAGCAACACCAACCTTGGAACCCGGAACACCGAGCGAGGAGAGAATCTCATCCCTGGAGTCTGCTTGGTTACCGCGCCACACACTAATGTTATTAGTACCGAGCTCTTTAACGGCTGCCCCGCCCTTGGTCTCAAAAAGAGTACCAATGTTAGAGAGGCCAATGTTCTTAGTGCGGTACTGATCTTGGAATCGCTGACGTTCTACGTCAGGAAGTGCCATAGGCCAGTCAACGTGAGCCTTGAGAGGGTCACCCTTCATGAAGGTCATGCGGAGAAGTGATGCGCCAAAGATCCACGTAGTTACAGGAAGCAACACTTTCTCTATGGGAGAAAGCCCATAGATTGTATTGCCGGGAGCGTCGAATCGTACATGGATGACTTGGTTGAGCCCAAAGTCCGCCGTTTGGTTACGCTTCGTTTGCTGGTGGAAACCAGTGGGATCCCCATGGGGATCGGTCGTGATGGTTATTGTAGATGGATCCAGTGGATACAGAGCTAAGGGAGATCCCTTGAGGTACACCACTTCGGTGAATGAATCACCGTAGATATACAAGTCGGTAATCACACCACGCATCAACTGGCGACAGTCCATGCTTGGGTTAACGAATCGAAGCAACTTAGTTACAGCGACTACGCCAGCGTGAGGAGACTGCTTGATACTTACCGGCGAGCTGATGTCGCGAATTGGCTTTGGAGTGAGTCCGCCAGCCGTTGCTGTTTTAGCGATGATGTCAATGCCCACAGAGAGTGGGTAGCAGTTGACATAGAGACCGAGCAGTTGGTCCATACGGGCCGCTCGGTTCGAGTAATCCCCGCTCCATGCGTCTCCTGGCTGAGCCGCTGTTGCACCCCCGATGGGAACACCTTCGGCATAACCGGAGCGTTGTGGTGCCTTGGGCTTACGCCCTTCTAGGACTAGTCCAAACTGAGAATCATGGCGTTCCTGAATATCGTCTAACTTAGAGAGAAAAGATGGCACTACCATCCTCCTCGGCTAGATGGATCATTTAGGTCAGCGGGGAAAAAGAATCCCTCAGCGCTCATGCCAATCTTTGTTGGCTGAGAATAATCAACAGCAGGACGCGATTGCATCCGATCAAAGATCTGCTTAGCAGTAGGGGGAGAGTAATCATCATAGAGAACCGGACTGGCATAGTTGCCTGCGTACATATTGACATAACGCCAAGCGTCAGCCATGTGGTCTTCTACGTTACGAGTTTTTGCATCGTCGGGACGAACATCGTCGCGAGGAAGTGCTGGAATCGTCTCAATGAAATTAGGGCATGCCGACTCGAAAACATGGAACATCGGGCAAGTATTCTCGTGCCAAAGTCCCAGGTCTTTCTTGTGTTGGTGGTACTCACAGATCGGGCCTTCGTTGAGGCGCTGATGACACAGTGACCAACCAGTCACGCGGTCATTGTTCGCCTTAAGCAGACCAACACCTTCCAGACCGTAGATATCGGCAATGGAGTACGGAGTTCCGCGTTGTCCCCACATTGAAGGGTCGGCAACGTGAACTACAGAGCCTTCTTTCGCCTCGACTTCGGCGGCAAGAATGAGTTGTGCCTGTTGAGGAGCCATGACACCAGAGATGCAATACTCACGGTATCCCCACATGCGGTTGTTGTTGTCGAGGGCAATCCACAGAACCGCCCATGCGTCGTGGATCCCGTAGTCAACTCCAGCATAACGCTGCCATTCCATAGGAATGTTGAACGTATCTTCTTTTGGAATTACGTGGCGAGTACGACTCCACTGAGTGAAGAACTGACCTTCGGAAACATCCCAGTCTCCCTCAAGCATTGCAGCTCGACGGGCAGGATCTGGAATAGCCATAAGAGTGGCTTTGTAACCAATGTCAACGTACGGGTTGTCATCAATTCTTGACCAGATGAACGAGTACTGGTGAGTTACTACGTAATCACCTTCGCCAACAGTCTCTTCATGTATTACACGCCCATAGTCAGTGGGCTTAATGTAAGTGTCTTTGTAATACTGAGCGCCTATGCCGCCAGGGTTTGAGCCTGCACGACTTCCGAATACCGGAATGGTTGGTGTTCTGGAACGAAGACGCTCTTCAAGTCGTTGAATAACCCTTGGATCTGTGAGAGCTGACTCGTCAAAATACCAGAGGTTGTACTCACCACCCTGAATCTTTGATGCGTCAGCGATGGTCTCAGCAAACTTGAACAAGATGACTGAACCATTTGGAAAAGTCAAAGCTTTGGCGGTTTTGTTCCAACGTGCTCCAAGCTTTCGAGCATAATCCCAGTTTGCTAATTCACGAATCAACGACTCGTCTAGCTCTGGATACGACTTACGGTGCATCCCAATTCGAATCTTTGGATAGTTCATAGCGAACCAGATTGCGTCTTGGATCATGGCGGCTGTATTGTGCGTAGGAATGAAGTTCTCGGTGCAGAGATAGAGGTGATCGGGAGAGTTGACTTCGATGCACTTCATATCTTCTTTGCCAACATATTCGGCAGAAACGATGTAGCGAAAATCGCCGCGTCGAGTGTTCTTTTCGATCTGAAGACGCTCAGCTTTGCGGGCAAGACGGAAAACTGGAAACTTGGGACGAAACTTGATTCGCCATGCTGGTCCGCAGTCTTTTCCGTTCAGTTTGGTGCGAAATTCACGAACATTGACCTTGTGACCAAGGGAGCGGAGAATTTGTGCCAACCCACGTACAATCTGCTCATTGGTGTTTACGAATTCGGCAGAGCCGTTGGTCAGAATATTACCATCAGTGTCCATAAGACCCTGCACAAGTGCGAGACGCTGCTCGACCGATGACCATAGGTATTCTTCGGGAATATGCTTATTGCCGAGTAGACCAGAAGATTTCAGCGCCCCATAAAGTCCTTCAAATCGGACAATCTGGCATCCACTTTTTTCACCACGGCGTACAATTTCGGGAAATGAGAGGGATATGTTGTCAAAAACACCATCGTCTATTCCACACACCGTGCCAGCACTGGAGATGCCATCTCCTAGCCATGCACCCAAGGTGTAGGGATCAATGGAAAGATTCTTTGGGGCCAACTGGACTGGAGCACACACTGGAACAGCGTGATTTCCACGACCGCTCTCAGTTTTTAGGGTAGCCATTATTTCGGCAGTAGTGCGAACCGTCCCGGTGGGAACGTCCTTGTAGGAATATTCTCTCTCTGCATTGCGCTTGCTCAAAGATTCAGAGAACTTTTGGCTCTTGTTACCAGAAATCCCCTTGTCCTTACGTCGAGCCTGTCGGCGTGCTCGCCATTCGGGATCTAGACGAGTGAGTTGCCCTAGTTCTTTGTTGTCATAAGTGAGCCAAAGGTGCTCGTCATTGACAGTAGCAGTTGAACCATCATCAAAGGTAAGCATGTAGGCATCGTGGTGATGGACAGGCGACTCATATAGAACCGTGTACGCATTTCCATCACGTCCAAAAACTTGGTCACCAACATGAATATCCTTCATGGGAACCCAGCCTTCGGGCGTTGGTATATATTCCCTGGTCAGGATCTCTTTTCCACCAGAGGCAGCTCCACCAAAAAGAATGCGATCTATGCCATTACGAGACTGTTCGTGAAATATCTTCTGTCGTGCAGTTGGTTCGTAGCCCATCAAGGAGAAGGTATCTACTTCGCCCGGATTTACAGCCGAAGCAAGAAATTCACCTACATTGAGGGCCATTGATTATTTAACCAAGACAGCTACGAAGACGAGGATTGGAGTGAGGAGTACGGAGAATGAGAGAGCATTCCAAAATAGGGTGCGGGCACTCAAATGTCCAATCTTGGTAGCTTCAGTAAGGAGTTCGGTTCGACGCAATTGCAGTGGGAGCGTGAAGTTGTACTCGAAGCTCATTTCCATTGCTTTGGCCTGATCGTTCGGAGCCATAGGTTGTTCCTGCTCTTGAGTAGCCACTGGGGCTGAGGGAGTTGGAGGTACTTGTCCAAACAACTCGGCCATAGAAGGGGCTTGCGGAGCATAAAGCAGCTCATCTTCCATCCATCCAGGTACATTGAGTTCACGGGCTGCGTATTCATCAGGTGTCATCGACATTAAATACCGAGCCCTGGGATTGCACCTGTGCTATCCATAGCCATACGAATTGCTTCTCGATACACGATTTCTCGTTGATCGTCAGAGGCTTGTGAGAGGTATGCGACTTGCCATTCGTTGAGCCCAACCCAAATCAAGTCATCATCGGAGATCCGCTGAGGCAGAGTTTCTCCAGGCTCATAAACCATTATACTAGGCTCCTACGAAAAGTCCACTCTTTAGATTTTTTAATCATTAGTTCCACGGAGCCTCGACAAGGAGAATCTCGCCAGCGGCATTGCGAGTCTGTTGACAGAACATGACAAAGGTCTGACGCTGAGAACCAGTTGCCTTCCACTCATCGAAGTGTTCATCGCAGAAGCCCGACTTCACTGCGGGGAGAGGACAGTTAGCCTCACAGGGGACAGATGCCCTTTCCTGACGCTTCTTTTCTTCAGCATAGAAAAGATATTTCTGACGCTCGACAATCTTGGTCGAAAGAGACTCCATATCAAAGAGCCAACGCTCTAGCTCTCGGAGATCCTCGCGGAATGGATCACGCACTTTACGACCGGACATTCTCTGTTCGGCAGCACGCTCAGTGGCTGTGAGCTCAGAACTCCCGCCGCGAGAAGAAGCGACGATGCTAGAACCTGTGGAGGACATGGCGTAGGTATCAGGACCCACTTGGTCTCGACGGAATAGCTCTGCTAAGGCTTCGAGGTCAATGTGGCTAACGTTCTCATTGACTTTCTCAACGGACTTTGACGCTCTGGTGAGCCTTTCTTTGGACCGCTGCGATATTGACTTGGCACCTATTTTGATTAAATGGCTCCCTTACTGATTAACTTAACAAGGCTTTCAAGACTAAGCGTGCAATACGCCTGGGAGATATTCTTGCCACGTCTTTTGTGGACTACTATCGGTATTTCGTTCTTACCGCGCCGTTCGGCGGATTTCGTGACCTGATTAAGCCAGCCCGACAAATCCATTTTCACCTGTCGTTTATTCTCGATCACAAGACCTGGGATGCCCGTGATATCGCCATCACCGTAGGCGGCGGATCCCGTTCGGACGGCGGCGGGAAAACCATTCTCGTGTAAATAGTTAACGGTAGCCGTTTCGAACTCAGTACCGACTTGTCTTGCTCGGCTCACTAACAGGCATCCCTATCGCATTCACAGAATGGAGCGTCGTAGCATGGCCCCGTCTTCTCGTTCACTGGATGCAGAAACGTGATAGAAGCTCCACCTGGGTCCGTATCGTCGGGCAAATTATCCCAACTGTACCCGCAAACCAGACAATCGTACACAGTCCATGACTCTGCCTCGTCATTGATGTAGCTGGGGCGAATCTTGCCGACATATTCAGTGCGGGTATCTTTGCCCGGTTCGACTATTTCAGTAACTTCGACTTCGGATGGTAGCTGTCTTGCTCCACATTCGGAACATTCCCACGCTACTTCCGCATTAGGAAATGTGGTTGTCGTTATGGCGTTGGGGAAATAAGTAGCTGGGGGCACATTAGGAGGCCACGGAGTGCATTGCCACGGGAACGTAGGGATAAAATCGCCAACATAGTAGTCACTATATACCATTACATTAACTCCCTTAGAAAGGCGTAAAGTCCGTCCCATAATACGGTTGCGGGCCATCTCGCCGCCGCTGCCAAAATGGTCGGAAGGAAACGAGCGTAGGTGATGGGATTCCCATCGTTGTCCTTAAGAAGTCCTCGCGTGGCCCTGAGTTCGGCACGCTTACGGTTGACTAGAATGGAGACGCGGAAGAACACAATCGCGAAGATCGCGGCGTAAAGTGTTAGTAGATATTGCCACCAAGTCATTACCCATATGGTAGACCCCCCGTTCAACTCTTTAAACAGCAAAAACCCCACATCGCGAAATGTGGGGAAATGGTGGATAGTGCGGGGATCGAGCCCACCTAGGAACGATTTATAAGATCGTCGTCCGCAACCAGCAGAACTTCCTATCCATGGTACGTCAGGAAGATGACGATTCTTCTCTCAAGGCTTATGAAACCTCGGCCCAGACCGCTGGCAGACGTATGGTCGATGTGGGGCGATTCGGACGCCCGACGCGCAGGTTAGAACTCTGCCGCTCTGTCCCCTGAGCTACACACCGATTGTACTTCTTTGCTCCCCACCCAAGACTCGCACTCGGACTAAATCCTTCAGAGGGATCAGTGCTGCTTTACACCAACGGGGAATGCTGTAATACACAAAATGTTGCAATATATTGCTGCTTAAGCTTCTAACTGGCAAAATACTGCTTACTACGCGGAAGACGAAGAACACGATTCCTAAGCCTTGCGGCTCACAATCCTTAGCAGGGATGTCTCGCGCCTTGCGAGTCCATCTTCCATGGTTACTTCGCTCAAGGAGATGGATTTGAACCACCGTGAACTGCCCCAAAAACAGTCGTCCTGCCGCTAAACGATCCTTGAATGGTTACTGCGTTACTACACTACTCTTGATTCTTTTCGCTCGGCCCAAAAAACGCTTCAGGTACTTATCGCGTGGTCTGCACCACTCACAGTCATGCCCGTCAGGACAGATCCCGTATCCCTTACTTCTCACTGTTCTGCTCATCACGCCTCCACTGTCTTTCCTCGCGCCGTTTTACCGTTCGGCGGGGAATTGGATAAGTATAGAAAAGCCCGAATCCTGAAGGAACCTTGCCGAAATACCTAGTCATCTTCGATCCTACTAGCCTTTCCATTGTTCCCCAGTCGAGACTCGAACTCGAACTCCTAAGAAGCACCTTTTGAGGATGCCGCGCCTACCGATTACGCCACTAGGGAATGTTTGTGCCTAAATTAGCACACTCGGGGAGTAAAGTCAAATGTGTTAATATTGGAACAAGCGGAAGACAGAGAACACGATTCCCAGAGTGTTACCTCCGTAGGGTTTTCGAAACCCTCCCGAGCCCCGCCCGGTTTATCTTCCATGTGGTGATATCTTCACATTCCCCCCTATTCGGGGGAAAACGAAGCATCAATGTGATCAAATCATCACATCGCGGAAGGCGGATTACTCGAAAACCAGTCCATTGCCAGACCTACTCCGCTTCCAACGGGTACCCGCACCCTGCGAGTTCACCTTCCATGTTTCTTCACGCCCGCGAAGATTTTTGTCGCGGCGGGGAGAAAATAACCCTAACACAACAAAAACTTCACGATCATGAACAGCGGAGCACGGAGGTCCTGCCCCCCTGTCCTTGCGGACTCATCTGTTTTCAAAACAGCTCCCGGACTCTCCAGGTTCATACTCCATGTGTGGGGATATTACCACAATGTACAATGTGGGGATATTACCACTTCGACGCGCAGACGGGATTCGGACCCGTGTAAGATCTTTTGCAGAGACCTACCTAACCAGGCTCGGACACCGCGCGATGTGTCGTCTCTCCGACTGTCGCCCCGATCCGCCGAGGTTGCAAAATGGTCGTCTCTAGAAACTTCCACTTCGTAGGCATAAGGAGACTTGAACTCCTACCCCTCGCGGGACATACTACTCAAGTATGCGCGTCTGCCAATTTCGCCATACGCCTATTGGTACTCATGGAGAGACTCCAACTCTCACGCTATCTCTAGCACTTGCTCCTAAGGCAAGCGTGTCTGGCAATTCCACCACACGAGCATGTGAAGTATCCTCGTCACTTAATGGCGTCTAAATACTTCGTCCCCCCAGTCAGATTTGAACTGACACTACATCGGGCTTAAACCGATTGCCTCTGCCGTTGGGCTACGAGGGGATAACGGTACTACAAAAAATCCGTAGGGTCAGGATCTTCCCCTGCATCACCGGCCTTGCTTAGAGGCCAGGGTTCTAGTGCTGCTCGCCCGATACCTGACGACAGCTTAAACTACCAACGGTGGACAGAACAGGATTTGAACCTGCGGCTTCCTCCTTGCAAAAGAGGCACTCTACCAACTGAGTTACCCGCCCGAGTTTGTACTGCTAGTGGAGAATGACGGTAACGATCCGTCTCCTAATCCGTGCCACGGATTTGTGCTTCCTTTATCACTAAATCCCCAAGTAATCGACAGCCGGGAAATCCATTCCCTTGAGGGGCATAACCCCTGCACTTACCTTTTCCCGCGCGAGAAAAAGCTGACTGTCGTGGTGGTTCCAGTCAGAAACGATCTGACGGCCTTCCCGGCTTCAACGGGACGCTCTTCCAACTGAGCTACAGAACCATGTTCCCCCATTAGCGGGGGAGGTGAATTAGACTGCCGATACTAGTGTACCCGCCGCCATCCTTCGTAGTCACCGTGAATTCTGCCATCACGACTTCCACTTTGTAAGAGTGGCACTCTGCTTCTGAGTTAGGCGACCATACTTTACTACTTCGTCTCCCCGGAGGGATTCGAACCCCCATCGATGGTTCCGTAAACCATCGTTCTTGTCCATTGAACTACAAGGAGAAGCAATACAGGGGCTCTTTACACTTGAGCTAACCCGAAGGCCCAGGTGACTCTCCTGGATCTCCCTGCATCGTTGTGGAAGCGGGACTTGAACCCACGACGTTTCGCGTATCAGACGAATGCTCTACCTGCTGAGCTACTCCACAATGTTTGTTCTTGTTGGCGGTAACTCACGTTTTCCGTGAACTTCTGCCATCTTGTACAACTTCGGGTGGGCGAGGAGAATCGGACTCCCGACACAGGGACCACGACCCTGGGTTTTGCCACTAAACTACATCCACCATGTTTGCTCGTCTCTCCGAGCTGTCACGCCTGACATCGGCGGCGTTCCCTAAAAATCTAGTTGGCTACTGGTGCTCCGAAGGAAACACCGATGCTTACTGGCGGGCCAGCGGCAACATCAACGGTGAAGGTGAACGGAGTTCCACCAGGGCCATTCAAAGGAACGCCGCCAGCGGTTGCCGTTACCGTACCCGTGTCACCCGTCTCCAGCGTTCCAACTGACTGAACGTCGAAGGAAGACTGGTCTGCGGCAATGGTTACCGTGAACTGCGTCGGATCAGTGAAGGTAACTGCAAGGCTACCGGCATCGAGGGCCGAACTCAGTACTGCATTTCCAGCCGCGTCAGTGAGGGCTACTGTCCCCGTGACGTTCTGGTTGTCTAGTAATAGTACATCAGCCATGTTTCTCTCCTAGTTGTTCTCGGGTGTACCGAAAATTACGGTTAATGCTGTTGGTACTCCGTCTGCCGAGACCGTGATATCAATCACAATCGGGGAAGACAGAAGCTTCGTGAGAGTTGCTACGAGGTTCTCAATATCTTCACCAAAGTGGTGATACACGTCGATCCTTGTGTGGCGATCCTCTTCTACTTCATCAGTCAAAGTGTCCTCCTAACTACTCAACTGAATCCTACCGCATTTACTACTAGGATGCAAGTCTAAATCATAAGAATCTGATGAGACTTACTTCGCACAAGCGGAGAGAATCGAACTCCCATATCAGTGTTTTGGAGGCACTTGCTTTCCTGTCATGCCACGCTCGTATGTTTACTGCGCCCCGATTTTTTGGGACCGGGGGTAAATCTTCAAGTAGTAGGGCCGCTTCATACGAGTTTCACGTATAGCTAAACACCCTAGTCGAGCGAGAGGGATTCGAACCCCCGTATTCCGAAGAAATTACGTTTACAGCGTAACGCTTTTATCCACTTAGACTACCGCTCGATGTACCCGTTTTGAGGTCGAGGATGGACTTCCTCGTACTAGCGGTCACCTGCATCCGAAGATGTCGTAGGGTACCTCTCGCTGCCTAAGAGGGGTTCGAACCCCCGGCCAAGAAGTTAACGGCTTCCTGCTCTGCCACTGAGCTACTAGGCAATGATTCACTTCTTACTACTAGTCCCCCCGGAGCGATTTGAACGCCCGCCCGTAATCTTAAAAGGATTCCACTCTGGCCAGACTGAGTTACAAGGGGATGATACTTCGTTGACCTGGTGGGGAACGATCCCACAACCTTCGCTTTAAGAGAGCGCCGCGCTACCGATTGCGCCACAAGTCAATGTCAGTTAGTCGTGCTTACCCCATGTTACACCAATCCCCCGCGTTACGTAATCCGCTTCTGGGGATCCAAGTATGGACTTGGACCTACTTCCTGGTCGGGCACGTACGAATCGAACGTACGCCCAAAGGTTCCAAACCTAAGATTCTGCCACTATAATAGTGCCCGTTGATACTTCTTACTGCTTCTTGCTCCCCCGACCCAAAAATTCAAGGAGGGGAAAACGGAGATCACGGAAGACGCTCTGCCAGTTAAGCTACCACAAGGGTTTCCCCCCGCAGACAGGACTCGAACCTGCACCTTCTCCTTCGCGCCGCTGATGGGGTATGATCCCACTGTCTCGTGATTGACAATCACGCGCCTTTACCACTTAGGCCACAACAGCATGTGAAGTGTAGCAGGTCGTTATCCCTCGTGCTGGCGGGAGTACAAACTATTCCGTATCCCCCGCGCCCACTTCGTACTGTCAGGGAGAATTGAACTCCCGTTTCCAGATTGAGAATCTGGAGTCGTGACCGCTAGACCATGACAGCATGTGCCCGTCTCTCCAGGCTGTCACCTTGTTTAACGACGGACTAGGGTTGCCCCGTTCTCACCGTGCAAGTCAATTCGGTTTGACTTCGTACTCTATATCGGTACTGACCCGATCTCCTCCAGGGTGAAAACCTGGCGTCCTTTCCACTAGACCAATAGAGCATGGCGCTCAGCCGTGTCGTGAAACACATCGAGCAAGGGGTTCCTTCCGTACCCTTCCCTCGGCAGCGACTTTTTGCGGAAGTCAGGTCCGAGGACGTAACAGTTCGTCAGCCCACTGTCATTTGCGTACCTCGTAACGTCTAGGTAAAACGGATGAAGCTGTTCACGCCACATCATCGACGGGTAGACGGGGATCGAACCCGCGACACCTACTTGGAAGGAAGGTGTTATACCACTTAACTACAACCCGTTGTTGGAAGCAGCTTGTCGTCCGACCACTTCCGTAAATACTGTACTGCATGTTTCCCCCGCTGTCAAATTTTCTTTCGCGCGGGCAAAACAACTTCGAGTGTCTGGCGAGACTTGAACTCGCGACCTTCGGATTGGCAACCCGCGTTCCACCAACTGAACTACAAACACATAGTATCAACAGGAACCCCAGCCTGTCAACATACCGGACCCACAATACCTACGTCCGGCTTCCTTCGTGCCACTGCTAGGTAACGATCCTAGTCTGGAGAAATACCAATTCCCCGTGCTGCCTTTATCACTACAGCGGCAAGACTTTACTACTTGGTTCCCCCGGACGGACTTGAACCGCCTCCGCTTCATTACGAATGAAGAGTTCTACCGCGTGAACTCCTACGAGAAGTTCGAGCCTTCGACACGAATTGAACGCGCGACCTTCTCGTTACAAAGGAGATGCTCTACCAGCATGAGCTACAAAGGCATTGTTAATGCGAAAAGTCCGACTTCCAAGTTTCCCTCCCAAGAGACTTTTCCGCCGGACTTTAAGACTTTTCCTATCGCTAGGACTTAGAGGCGGAAGTTGGATTTGAACCAACGTTCTTCTGTTAATGAGACAGACGAGATAGACCAGGCTTCTCCATTCCGCGACGATGTTACTTCACGGACTTACTTCCTACTGCGGGTGTTACGGGAACTACGGGGGTCGGATTGACTGCCGGTTGCTTCGGCTGAGGAAGCAATCCTAAGAGCCAGCCGAGTTTCGGGAACTTTATTTCGGCCAGACTAACTGCACCGTAATAAGCTGCCGAGATTGTGGGCGCGGCAATCGCAAAATAGCCGGTATGGAACTGCCCCCACTTAGTGGCGAAGTAGGCTACTGCTGATCCCACCGCTGCTGCAACGGCTGCTCTGATGGCAGTTCGGACTCTGGTGGTCACGAGGACGTTGGCAAGAGATGTGAATATCGAAGTAGTCATACAAACAGCATACAGCATAATCTGCATTTGTCAACTCTTTAGATTTGGTACTTGACATTCCCCCGCACTTTCGGGTATCCTGTCTTCATGACCACAAACGACAGAGAGGGAAACATGACAATGGATTACTTAGAAGACCCGAAGTTGAGAAAAGCATTTCGGAGGATAGAAAAGATGCTCGATAATTACGCCGCGTTAGAGTCCAGTGGCGAGACGGCGATTGGTCTCTTCAATGCAGAGACCGGGCGGAACTTCGCAGTACTCATGACTCCAGGGTTTCGGTTTGATGATGTACAGCATGAGAAGTGGCTTGCCGCCGAACTCGAATCTGCTCTGGAGACGATCAAGGTTCTTGAGGACGACAACGCACTTCTCGACATCATTGATGCACAAAATGACGTGCTGCAAAGTCGTGTGACTGTTGATGAGGTAGAGGGTATTGTAGTTGGCGACACCGTTGAATTCATAGGCTTGAGCAGGGTCCTGAGAGGAACGGTTGAGACAGACCCCAATCCCACGCTCTACATTCGAACACCGACCAATGAATTCGGTAACGGTTGGAGGCGTAAGCCAGAAGACGTGGTGAAGGTAATCAATGAGGTTGGTTCTTGGGATGCCGGAAATACTTACACTACTCTTACCCCCGAGGTCGAGAATTTGCAGAATGGCGGAACTGATGGCTGCAATGGATCAGGTTCAAAAATGAACTGGTCCGAGTCATCCGAGCCCGACTCGACCAGTGAGTACAATCGCGAGGACCTTCAGCGCCGAATCTCTAACCAGCGTAAGCAGATAAAACTTCTCCAGCGTCAGAAGGATGATGCAGATGCAATGTCCAAAGATCAAGAAAGATATACTGACTACTGGTACCGCATTTGGGAAGCAGATCGAGAAATACTCGACCACTACGGCATCAAAGCTACAAGCCTGGAGAATTTTCGATGAAAACCATTTATCTCTCAGGAAAAATGACTGGTGTTGCTGAATTTAACTATCCGGCCTTCCATAGAAATGCTGCATTTCTCCGTGAGAATCGTTGGAAAGTAATCTCACCGGCTGAGCTTGATGCTGATCTTGGCATCAACGAAAACACCGTCATGACTGAAGAGAAGTACCATGAAATCATCAAGCATGACTACGCGGCGCTTCTACAGTGTGATGCGGTGGCGTTTATGCCAGAGTGGGAAAATTCCCGTGGAGCAAAACTTGAAAGCAAATTCGCCAACATCCTCAAACTCGAACGGTACCGAGTCGATGCCGACCGTGACTACTTCGAAAAGGAACTTATCATTGGATTGGCTGGCGTAGCTCGGGCCGGGAAGGACACCATTGCTAAAGAATTTGTTGACAACGCTGGCTTCAAGCGCACTGGTTTCGCCGACTCTCTGAAGAAGATGCTCTACGCACTCAATCCCATTCTCCCCGCCCCCAACTGGGCAGAAGTTGGTGACGGTTTCGGTAAAGATGGCACTGTCAGGGTCAAGGACTATGTTGACAAGTTTGGTTGGGAGGGAGCGAAGTCAAACCTAGCCATTCGACAGAGCCTACAAATTTTGGGTACAGAAGCTGGAAGAGATGTGCTCGGGGAAAATATCTGGGTCGATACTCTCTTTTCTAAGCCCACACACGCTCGGCTCGTGATATCTGACGTGCGGTACGCGAATGAGTCTCAAGCAATCAAACAGCGTGGTGGTTATGTGATAAAGATTCATCGTCCCGGAGTAGTAGCGGCTAACTCTCATGTCTCCGAGGTCATTGATTTCGAAACAGACTTCGAGGTGGTAAATGAAAATACCCCTGAGGAGACCTACATCGCCATTACCGATTATCTTTCTTCCCAAGGTGTCGAACTTTGATCTCACCAAATAAAGGTTTACAGTGTTCCATTGAATCATGTGTCAATGACGCTAAATGTCGTGGCATGTGTGGCAAGCACTACACAAGATGGTTTCGCCACCAAGATCCAACGTTCACCCATAACGACATGGATCTCACGTTTGAAGAGAGATTTTGGTCTAAGGTTAACAAAAATGGTCCCATTTCAGAATATGCGCCCGAGTTGGGTGAGTGTTGGCTATGGACCAAGGCACTTGACAAGAATGGTTATGGAGTAGCCACAATAATTCCGACTAAAGACAGGGTTAGCAAAACAATCGGGGCTCACAGGATGGCATACATTCTTACGTATGGCGCTGCTCCCGAAGAAAAGGATTTAGATCACTTGTGCCGGACCCGTGATTGCGTGCGACCAACACACCTAGAGCCTGTAACGCACCGCGAAAACATACTGCGCGGAGAAAATTTTACAGCTAAACAGACTCGTAGAACTAACTGCCCAAATGGACATCCGTATGAGGGGAATAATCTCATCATTGATAATGGGGGCAGAAAATGTCGCACATGTGTACAAGAACGTGACCGTTTAAGGAGGCCAAGAAAATCTAAGAAGATTACCTTGACAACCCATCAGATTACGGATACAATCTAACCATGACCTACGAAGTAGCGAACGGTACTATCAAGAATGTTCATTCCCCCGATAGGTGCGCGGGTGAGTACTGCTGTATTCACAATCCTTCCAAACATGCGATGTTTGCCTTTCCTCAGTACTTCGGGCGAAGGGGAACAGTATTTATGGAGCGACAGTGCCCGCACGGGTTTTTTCACCCTGACCCCGATGATCCAAAGTCCAAGGATTGGGTAGAGCGTCGTCACAATTGTTGTGAAGAGAGATGCTGCTCTGGTTGCTACAAGGGGTTCCCTGGTAAGCCGGATTGGTGGGATGACGAGAGACACACTCCCGACCGCCGACTTCTCATCAACCGCGCACAGTGTTCCGTATGTGGCGACATTATCGAATCAACGAGTCGTCACGATTGGGTGTCATGCAAGTGTGGCGCTATCTCAGTAGATGGTGGTGTAGACTACCAACACTGTAGTGCTGATGTGTGGGAACACTTCCTGGATCTGAGCGTGTACGAGGAGATAAACAATGACAATTAACGACGCACTTGAAACAGGGACACTGGGCTACTCCAAGAGTCAGGCTCTTGATGTGCAGTACGTTGAGGCTTACGATCTCGGGCGACTTGATGTGCTCATTGATCTTCTGTCCGATCCCCTCGCGATAACGGATGAACACACTCGTGAGTACATCGGGTTGGCAGCAGCGCACATCTGTGAAGGCCTTAAGGACGTTGGTGTACGCTTTTGGTCGTCCTACTTCGACTCAGAGACCCAGGAAGAAAGGTTGGTGGGGTTATGATCTACGCAATGTTTGGTGGACTCATCATCATCGTCACCTTTATCCTGATAGCGTACGCTTTTTCTCTCGCGATTACCTTTTGGTTCATCTCCATTCCACTGTTTTTTCTTTGGCTTTGGTGGTTGGCGAAGTCCGGGCAGAAGCGTATAGATAACAGGACACCGTATGAGATAGCTCTGCATGAACGGGACATGGCTCTTCTACACCGTCATGATGATCTCTACAGAGGGAAGAAGAGGTAGTGGAATGAGCGAAGTTCAGAAGTTCCGCAAGAAGCCTGTCGTGATTAGTGCCATGAGGTTCAACACGAATAATGAGGTCGGCTCGCCCGACATGGACTCAATCGTGAACTGGATGAATCAAGGACAGGATAAATGCCAAGCGTGGCACAACGGGACTGACATCTTTATTATCACGCTCGAAGGAGAAATGCGTGCAAGTGTCGGTGACTACATCATCAAAGGTGTCCAAGCCGAATTCTACCCGTGCAAATCTACAATTTTTGAGGCAACGTATGAGTCTATTGATTGAGAGCTGCGGGCACTGTCTCGCTTGTGGTGCAGACCGGATCCCTGGCGCGACTGGTATTAGTGCAGAGGTGGGTCGAATGATGGTCGTTTGCATTGATTGTGGGAATAAGCGTTGTCCCAAAGCGACCGATCACCGTAACGCTTGCACTGGTTCGAACAAGCCGGGACAGAAAGGTTCAGCGTATGAATGAGACGTGCGACAAGTGCGGGGGAACGATGGTTCCGTCAGAGCAGTTCTGCAATGATGAGAACTGCTCATGTCAGGTTGAACCTGACTGGGTACACCAAGAGAACTTTCGTTCCGAGTGCCCAAAATGACAAAGCAGGATGACATAGCTTCTGTCAAGAGGCAACTCAGAGATCTTAAGCCGAATCGACTCATCATTTCGATTCCCTACGTGCTAATCGTTCTGATTCTTCTAGCAGGTGATATATCATTCTGGTATATCAGTTGGTTCTTTGGCCTTGGAGCACTTTTACTTTGGTTGCCAATCGGCATCCTATATCTTGGTACAATACCTGAGGTTCCAAGTGGTACAAAATCTGAGGACTACCATCTGAAGTACCATCTCAAGGTGGCCCTACGTGACGTACGAAAAGAAAAGTCTTAGACCCGGTTCTTCTTACGGCTGGCCTTCACTATCTTTGTCTTCGCTCGCGTAGTTGCCTTTCGCTGCGCCTTCGGTACTGACGTGTACTTAGTGCCATCCTCAGTGCGGTGCGGGCGCTTGCCACGGTAGACATTCAGTTTGCCCATTCTGAACATTGCGGAGTAGCACTGAATCTTTAGCCGGTTCTTTGCATATGAGGAGAGCTGTTCAGCTACATCAGGAAAAGGTTCGGGGGCAATAAGTATATCACTGATATTTAGATCTAGGACAGGGGTATCGTTCATTACTTCCACTATATCAGAGCTCTTTAGCCTTCAAAAAATTTTGCGAAAAAAGGGGTTACTCTGCTATGCTGAGGAACATGGAAACTTTCGATAATGGCACTTGGAGATAGTATGGCAATGCTCACCGATGTGGCACTTGAGAAGATGCTTTGGGACTTCGCAGACGGGAAGTCCATTCAGTTCCGGCTTCCGTGCGGCGACCTAGTGTGGTGGGAAGGCCAATCGGGCGGAGTATGTCCCGGATGTGGATGCGATTACAAGATAGAGAACCAGCGACTGGAGTCATTGTGAGCAAAAATTTTCGCGGGGCGAACTACGACAGGGTTATTCTGGATGATATTCCATTATTTTCGGATATTTACCTGTCGCTCTCCACTGAGGAACCTACAAAAACTGATCCCTCTGAGCTCTTGGGCGGGAACTACGCTCGGATCAAGTGGGAAGGGTCGGAAGAGCTCCACACCTGGCCTAGTGTTACGTATATCGGGATCCCTCCGTACCGCAAGGCTCGTTGGTGGGAGTTCAAACAACGTCGTCTGGAGAAAAAATTGGGGCGGGCGCTTCGTGACTGGGATGGGAGAGTCATCATCCACCCGTATGTTGAGCCCGGAACGATGATTATTTCGAATATGCCCCCTCTAGAGACGCTCTAGAAGCCGTTTCTAGCCTTTTAGGGGTACAGACCTACCTAAACCGGATTTGCTGCCCGATTTGACCCCTTCTGGCCCCCGATCCTGCCAGAGTAAGACTACGGAGTCTTGTCGTCCGAGATAAAGCCGTCGAGGATCCAGAAGGTCAGACCGAGGAGTCCCCAGCTCGGCCATCCGAACTTGAGGAGGTCTTCCCCGTGGGCTGCGAAGATCCCGATGATGAAGCTGGCAGCTCCGAGTACGCGGAATAATGAGAGTCGGTTGATCTTCATTGTCATTCTTCTGAGAACATGCCCCCAGTTTCGGGCTGGGGGACTTGCTGATGCGGAACCGGGAAAGGTTCAGTAGCATTGTTGCTACCTCCCCAGTGTAGCACATGATTCTCTCCTGTCCACCTTAAGAAAAAATTGGGGTCGGGCGTTCACTTGTGAACGGGGTGAAGCACAATTAGCACGGAAATACCTGAAAATTTATAGAGATAAGGGTGTCGGAATGTAGACGAATTCAGATATTGAAGGGGCCACTAGTTGAATGAACAAAAGTTCGAATATAAGGATCAGAAGTTGCGTGTGTTGACAGCGCATTATCCAGCTTCCTACCCAGTACCAGATGGCTGATGATTGTCCACCCACCTCCCCCTAGCACACAATTTGCACAATGTCAATTCATGCACAGCCTAATTTTCCCTAGCACAGCGTAAACGCTATGTCAAACTTTTCGATTCTACAAAGTAGGGTAGTTCTACCCTTGGACGATGGTAGCGTGCCCGTATGGTCAATCTAGGGCCGTATGATGGAACGTTAGAAGGTAACAACGGACACAAAAAAGCCCAGACTTTTTAGGGTCTGGGCTTTAATGCAGCGTAGTGACTATTTAGCCAGCCGAGCGTAGGCACCGTCATAGCCACCGAAGGCTAGTAAGTGTTGTTCGCCAGTGTCGTACGGGTTATCCCCGTTACGGTCTGTGTGCTCTACCTGAACTTTGTTACCCTCTAACCCTGCCTTAAGTAGGACCTTGGCAGTAGTCATAAAGGGAGTGATGCGGGCCGTTATATCATCGCAACCAGTGAAACCCTTAGTTGTGAGGCGCACACCTTTAAGTTCTGTCCTGCGTACCGTCCAGTGTCCTACTAATTCTCCAGTCTCGTTATCAATACGCCATGTACTGACACGTATTGACACTTTGCCCCCGGTCTTGCGCGATACCAGCACGTTAAGCACAATGAGATAACGCTCACCCTTGTCAGTGTACGTAGTGCCTACCTGCAAGCGATCTCCTAGCGTTGTGTCCGTCACTGTGTCTACGTAGTCGCCCTGATAGGCAGTATTTGAATATTTGGCCCGTAGAGTTTTCGCCAACGTGGCTAGGTGTTGCCTAATGGTTAGGTCTTGCATAATGGTTAGTTCACTGGTTGACATTGTTGACCTTTCTAGTCATCTATTCAGGCCCTACCATTAGGGCCATGAGTCAAAATTACTCTCGCGTAGGCGCTATGTCAAGTACCTTTATATAAGAATCTTGAATCCCGACCTTTTTAGTCATCTATTCGATCCCGTGAATCCCGACCCAGCAGGTCACCTTTAATACCCGACCTGACAGGTCATCTTTAGCTTGGGTTGTACTCGCGCGTGCGCGACGGAAGCCGGATCGGTGATTTATTTCGACACGTTTATTTCGCGCGT